CGCACCGTGGTGAACACCGCCGTCACCTCCTGGCCAGAACCGGAAGACACATCAGCCTGAGACACGAACGCCGCGTCTGTGCGGCTGGTGCAGATCGCAAGCGCCGAGCCGATCTTGTAAAGCTCGCCAGGGATGATCGCATCGTCCCAGGTCTTCTGCCGGCCAGCCACGGTGCCAGCCACGTCTGCACATGGTTCGATGTGGATCTGTGAGGCGTCGAACTTCAGGTTTTTGGTGACGGTTACGGTGCCACTGCCAGTCACGCTGGTGCCATCTTGGATCCTGAAGACAACTGGCTCGTTTGTGTTGACTGCATCAATGTCAATGTCTCCGCCCCCGCCTCCTACATCAGTGACAAACGTATAGCTAGTCCCGCCGATTGTGACAGTCTCTTTGGACTGGCTGACGCCACTCAGTGTTGCGCGTTTGATCTTCTGTTTAGATTTCGTGCGCATCCGCACCTTGACTGTGTATTTGCAAACGGCTTCGTCATCGTCGTCCGTGACCGCCGGATTTGAAAAAGTGACACGAAACTTGCTAGCTTTTAGGACTTCAATCGCGGTATCAATGTCGTCGCTGTTATCGTAATTCCCAAGGCCAGTGCAATTAAAGCTAAATGTTGCGTTGAGAGTGCCTTTGCCATCAGTCACGGTAACGCTATTGATGGTAACGCTGAGCCTACTGCGCAGGTCATAAATGGTTTCGTCATCGTATTTGTAAACCCACTTGGCCCTGCTACTTTCGGTGGCCGGCTTGTTATAGCCAGAAGCGCCATCGCGAGTGATCTGCTCTTTGTCAATAGTCCACGATGCTGGGTTCGTCAGCGTGCGCAGATCACGGCTGAACTCAGTGTCCAGATCGCTGCTGGGAAACAGCTTGTAGGTGATCGTGCTGCCGACACTGCCGACACTGCCGCTCACCAGGCCGCTGCGGCTGCTGAAGTAGGTCTGCGCCTTCTTCCGCTGTGCCCATGCCACGTCGTCGATGCGGCACTTCACTTCCGCGTCGCCTTCGTCGCCATACGGCACCAGCTGCGCCTGCCGGCGGGGCCTAATCACCGGGTTAACCTTGAACCCGAAATCATTGCCAATCAGCGTGTAAACGCCAAAGACCGTCTGATTGTTTGGCCTGGTGGCGCTGCAAAAGTCTGCTGCCCAGCTGCTGCCACGCCGCACCATGAACACATCAGAGCCACCTGCGTTCTGGGCATTGCCCACATCGCTTGCAGCGGCACGGCCAAAGATCTGATCAGTGGATCTGATTCGCGTGGTGAGCCCACTGCTCACACGGCCATAAACCGTGAGCCTGCTGCCGGCGCTGTTGGCGCTCAAATTACCGAAGTCGTAGCTGGCCAGCGTGTTGCCACCTGCCGCGAAGTTCTTCAGATCAATGCCGCCGATCGGGCCCTCACCGACAAGGAAGATCGCACGCAGCAGCTGGCTGCCGCCGAGGCTGTAGATCTGGCTCCACAGCATTGGGGTGGAGACACGCACACCGCCGTAGGTGGTGCCGCTGATCGCTTCACGCAGCGCATACACCAGCGGAATGGTGCTGCCCAGCGTGGTGATGTCCTGCGTGCTGTCGAAGCCGTAGCGCGGGGTGTAGCGCTGGTTGTTGGTGATCGGTGCATCACCACGAGCGCGAGCCTGCAGCTGTGCTGGCCGCCCGCCGCCGCCTTGCTGTGCTGAAACGGATGGTTTGAGGAAGCTTGCTGCAACCTGAAAACCAATACCGATAACAGTCAGCGTAAGTGCAATGACTGTTTCAACACCAGCCACCACAGCAGGTTCCGGCTGCTCTTTTGCCCGGCGCTGTACCTCAGCCTTGAAATACAAAAACTGCTCTTCAGTTAGCCCCAGCAGTTCTGCGAGATAGCGATCAGAAGGCAGCATCAGCGGAACCTATAAAAACGAAGTTCAGGCATGAAATCAAAAGGCACCCATCTCACGCCACGGCGGTGATGCACCAGCAAAAGCCCGTCACCAACAACGATACCGACACCTAACCCGTTAGGTCCATTGCGAAACAGCGTGACGGCGTGCTCTTCAGGATTGTCGAGTTGTAGCGTGCCATCACGCCAAAGAGTTTCCAGTTCAGCCCAGCGCTTTTGCCGTGCCATTTCCAGCCAGTAGGCGTTGAAATCTGGGTGATCTATACCAGCATCGTCGAGGATGCGCCAAACCATCAGCAGACAATCAGCCGCCTCGCCATCCTCAGGATCAGCACCGAACTGATGCGGTAGCCCGATCCAGCGCTTCCAATCCATCAGCTGATCACCAGACTGCCGGTGCTAGGCAGTGCACCCACGAGCTTAGTGGTGAGGCGCCGCTTAGGGATGTCGCCTTTGGTGGCATCTAGGGGGCTGGATAATTTCAGGATGACGCGCTCAGTGTCCATTTCGTATTGCGCGACTCGCCACAACTCCGTGCGAATCAAAGCGTCATCAGCAAAGGTCTCGGGATCCAGTGATACCGTCTTGACTTCCAGCAGATAGCGATCCTCCACTGCTTCAGCGAACAGGTTGACGCTGATCGTATCGAGGCCAGCCACCAAGCTTGAATCACTGCGATCACCACCTTTACTGCCGGCACCCAGCGCGTAGGCAAACGGTGCGAACTGATAGGTCACACCGCCATAGATCCTAGGCTGGTTGATCGAAAAGTTCTGGTAGGCGTAGGCGGTTGCAACACCTGCGCTGGTGAGGAAGCGGGAGTAGTTGACGAAGGCGAAGCTGCTCATGCCATACCAACCTTTTTGCGTGTCTTAACGGAATTCTGCAGTGTGGAAAGCGTTAGCGCACGTCCGCGTTCTGCAGCTTGTACCATCCCGCGCTGATGTTGCTCGGCGGTGACGTATTCGACGCCATTGATCACCTGAGATTCAAAGCGCACATCTAGCGGTTCGGGGTTGTTGATGGCGGCGATAGTTTCGCGTTCGCTGCGTTCGGTCATTAAGCGTTCTGTAGTTTTTGTGAATGGAATAGAAGCGGACTGCAGTTCAGAGAAGGCGGCGCTCGCCTCAGGCGACATTTCACTGCCTTGTTTTTGGAATGGAAGATCAAGAGCGCTAACACCAAGCCTTCCATCAGCGCCACGCTTAAGCGGCATGATCGCCTCAGGACCAGCCTCGCCCATGAGGCCGTTTTGCATCTCGCCACCGTTGGCGTACTTGAAGTAGGTTGGGCGGGTCACGATGCCGCCATCAGCAAAGAAGTTCGCGCCGGTGAAGCCTTCGGCAAAACCGTTGCCGCCTAGGAACTGGAACGGGCCAGCCCCGCTAAACCCGCCGAAGCCCCCGTTACCACCAGTAAGAGCTTGCAGCACAGTGAGAAAGAGCCTCTGGGCGAGCATCTGGGTGGCCATGTCGACGAACGCCTTGCCAATGTTGGCGAACATCTGACTGAACGCTTCCTCGACCGTTCCGGTCCCTGTGATGACGTTGGTGATTGCGGCACTCATGGCGCTGCTGATCTCGTCGGCGATAAAGCCGTACCTCTCAAACAGCTGCTGCTGGCGCAGCAGTGCCTGCTCTGTCTGGTCAATCTGAGATAGCCACTGGCCTTCGAGGTTGATCTTTTGCTCGGTGAGCTTGATGTTCGCGTCGAGGCTTGCAAGCTCTTCGGCACTTGCAGACGCTCCGATCTCCGCTCTCCGGGTTTGAAGATCTTGCAGCTCACGCACCAGCGGGGTCAGGGTGCTGGCGCGGCGTTCGAGCTGGTCGAACTCCTGGTTGATGCGTTCCAGCTCTTCGCCGCCAAAGGGGTTGGCGAGTTGGGCTTGGAGGCGGCCCAGCTCGTTGCCGCGGCCGGTGTTGATGTCTTCGACTGCGCGTTCGCGGTTGAGGGCGGCGATCTGTTTTTCGACCTCAAGTTCGGCCAGGCTTAGCTGAAGGATGCGGAACTTCGTCTGAGCCTGGGCTTCAAGGTTGGCTTTCTGTTGCGTGTAGATCGAAGTCAGTAGTCGCTGCTCGGCAGCGCTTAACTCGTCTGTAAGCAGCTTGCGCTGGTACTCCAAATCGAGTGCGCGACCTTCAAGCTCAAGACGGGCTTGCGCTTGAGTTAGCTGCTCGCGTATTGCAGCGGACTGCCCTTGTACTGCTGCGGTCCGCTCAACGTCTAAATCGGCGGTCTGCAGCGCCAATTTGATCAGCTCACCCTGCAGGGAAAGCACGGCGCGTTGCACGTCCAGTGCGCTTCGTCCCGCTTTGGCGGAATTCTCAGTGGCTTTGGCAAGTGCTTCCTGCCTGTCGGTAGCGAGTTGGGTCAGCTTGAGCTTGCGCGTCAGCTGGGTTAATTCGCTGCTTACGCCTTCGTTAATATCTTTCTGTAAGTCTCTTTCAAACTCCTTCTGGATGATGATCTCGCGTATTTTGTAGACTTTGTCGTTGGTTAGATCGCCGTCTGTTTTGGCTAACTCGATCTGCGCTTCGAGTAGCCGTTTATCCTGGGCTTGGGTTTCGCTCGCAACCTTTGTGATCTGCTCGCGCTCACGCTCCAGGCTGGCTATTTCTTGTTGGCGGGCAATGATCTGAGTAAGGATCCTCTCCTGCTCGGCAAATCCTCCTCCTGTGCCACCAAACAGCTGAGACCGGCCAGCCCGATCGAATTGAGTCGCCAGACCCTGGAGTTGCGGGTCTCCGGATGCGCGCGCAGCGCGTAGCGCGTTGGCTTGCTGCAGGGAGTTAAGAACAGCGGACAGAGGGCCTTGCAGGAACCCGGCCAGAGCCGCCCCCATCTGAGTCATGGCGATCTGCCACTGGTTCGAGAAGGCTTGGGTTTGCTCGCCGTAGCGGTCCAGGGCAGCTACACCCTCCTGGCCGATGACCCTTGCTAGTTCGCGGGCTGCGGCTTCTAAGGCAGCGCCGGCGTCAGCGGCGTCTTCAAGAGACTTGATGTACGCACCAGTCTCAGTTCCGACGAGGCCGGTCGCTTGGATAAGACGGTCGATGTCGGCGGTTAGTGGGTTAAGTGCAACGCCGATCTCAGCGGTCTTCTGGGCAAACTCGTCAATCGCTTGGCCGATAGCGCCGCCAAGGATTTGACCGCCGAATCCTCTTCCGGCAAACGAGCCGGCCAGAGAACCGAGAACGGAACCAGCCCCTCCTCCGAAGAGGAGTGGAAAGCCCACGCCTAGGGCGATACTCTCAGCTCGCTGTCCAAGCTCCCTCCCTCGCTCCTGTCTATTTCGTAGGTCGGCCAGTTTTACGGCGCGCTTAGCCAGCTCAAGCTCGCGCTGTTGTTGCTTAAGATTATTTTCACGAACAGCACGCTGACTGTTTAGGGCTTTTGTTACGAGCCCCTCTAGCATTGCCCGCTGCTTGACCGCAGTGTTTTGAGCCAGAGCAAGTCGCAGGTAATCGCGCTCAACCGCCAAACGTGCAGTCCTTTCACCGCCAGGAACGGGAACGCCGCCTGGGAATTGATTTGGGTTGCCGATCAAACGCTGCTGGCGCGCAGAAGCCTCACGGGCCAGTCGCCTTGAGCGGATGCTGGAGATCCTCTCTTCTAGCTCTACTTGATTGCGTAGAGCGGAGACTTTTTCGGTGGATGCGGCAAGCGCTTGCTTGTCTAACCTGTCCTGCTCCTGCTTAGCTTTTATGTTGAGCTGCTCGTTTGCTTCTATGGCGTCACGTACTGCAAGTTCTTGCAGAGCGTTTTGTACGGCTTGGCGATCCGTCTGCTGCTGACTTTGGAAATCCTGACGCCGCTGAGTTGTGCGGAAAGTGTTCGTGGCACGGTTCTCTACCGCTCTAGACCGTAGACCGGCTGCTTCTCGGAGTAGGTCATTCTGCGCGTCTTGTTCAGCGTTTAACCGCTGTGTTACGTTTACAAGTTTACTTGCAATTTTGGCGGCCGTCTCTGAACCAGAGTTAGTTTTATCTAGTGCGCTCTGCAGAGATCTTTGACGCCGCCCTAAGTTACTTACGGTTTCATTTAGTTCAAATATGCGGGCTCTGTAGAGTTCTACAGCTTTCGTTGCGTCGCCCAGCTCTGCAGTGAAGTTGTTTATGTTAAGGACTGACTCTGAAAATAAGGTGTTTAGGGGCGCGCCTAGTTCTGCTGCTCTTTTGGCTAGATTTAATAAGTTTTTGGTTATGCCTAAAATTTGAGGAGCGAAAGCGACGGCCGCTGCGGTAGCGGCCGTAAGGCTTGCCGCTAACAGCGGTGCCGATCCCGCAGCTTCGAGCAGAGACTGATTTAAGCCTCCAATAGTCTGAACAGCTTTTTCTAATACACCGAAATCTATACCCGGAATCTTGCTTACGGCCGCTACAAAGGTTGTGATCGAACCAGCGGCGCCTACGTCCCGTATCAGTCTGAGTGACCTTCCGAGCCTATTTACGCTCGCGGTGACAGCGGCTACTCGGCGTTCTCCCTCAACCTGGATATTTACCCTGGTCTCGGTGATCCTGGATATAGCTCGCTCAACCTTTGCGACGCCAGCTAGCGCCTTGTCGACAGCGACGCTCAGCGAAATGTCGGCGTTGAACTGGGCCAAGAGTCTGAGCGCCTACCGTTCCAGCCAGTCTAGGTGGCATGAAAAAGCCGCCTTAGCGGCGGCGTTGGGCTTTCTTCATCGCCTTTTCCTGCTCGGCGTTGAGGTGACCGAAGTACAGAGACCAAAGTAATAGTTCTTCTTCGGTCACCTCGTTGAGGAGGCGGTGGAGCGTGCAGCCAAGCTCCTTAGCGACGCCGAGGCAGAGAAGAAGCCAGCTGTCCTTGGCTAGCTCCTTAGCTGCCGCTTTTCATGTCGAGGGGTTCTTCCTCGTCGACACCGATTACCGCCAGCATCATGGCCTGCAGGTCGGCGTCACGGATGTCGTTTTTCAAAGTCGGGATGTCGCCGGCGCTGAACAGCGGTGTGCCGTTCTCGTCTAGCGCCTTACGCACCAGCAGTTGGAGGGCGAATGCTGTCGGGTCGTCGGAGCGGGCGTCCTTTTTGGCTCGGTCACGCTCGGCGGCAGTCAGAGGCTTGACGTACATCTCCACGATGTCGCCAGTTGAAAGCTCGACAGTTTTGAGTACAGGATCAAGCCGTGCACTCTTGACCAGACGGTCGAT